CCGCCGAGATAAGCCACGAGCTTGCGGCCAAACGCTACATCACATATATCGGGACATCTCGGCCTACGGCGGGAACCATACGCAAGACTTAACTTCCGCTTCCGGGGTTCATTGACCATTAGACGCAGCTCCTGTTTTCCGGTCATCAGAACGTGTCCGGGCGCGCTCCAGCACTCGCTCTGCCCATGCGCGGTCGCTACCGCAGTACTGAACCAGATAATGTGCTGCCAGAGCCGGATTGCCCGTCCGGGCGCGCTCGACCACGCCCTCAGCCCAGGCACGGTCGCTACCGCAGTCCCGCACGAGAGAATACGCTGCCAGAGCTAGTTCGCCCGTCCGGGCGCGCTCCACCACGCCCTCAGCCCAGGCACGGTCGCTATGGCAGTCCCACACGAGGCAATACGCTGCCCACGCCGGGTCGCCTGTCCGCGCGCGCTCTACCACGCCCTCAGCCCAGGCAGGATCGCTACCCCAGTGGTGAACGAGATAATAGGCTGCGAGAGCCGGATTGCCCGTCCGGGCCGTGGCGAAATAGCGCTCCGCGCCCGACCGTAGCTTTCGATATTCGCGCGCGAAATCCGACCAACACCATCTGTCCTTGATAGCGGTCGGGTCGCCGCCGAGATAAGCCACGAGCTTGCGGCCAAACGCTACATCACATATATCGGGACATCTCGGCCTACGGCGGGAACCATACGCAAGACTTAACTTCCGCTTCCGGGGTTCATTGACCATTAGACGCAAGTCCTTTTTTCCGGTCATCGGAACGCGTCCTAGCGCTTCCTAGCGCGTTTGCGGGGCATCGTCACGCCTCAAATCGAATGTCGGCAACATCCGAGAAGCAGTTTTTTCGCGGCATCGGCGAGAGCGGCGCAAACATGCTTGGCAATACCGTTGCTGAGGTCGAAGCGCCGCGCCGCAATCCTGGCAGCAACGGACCTTGCTTTGCTCGGATGCCGCCTGAAATTGGGCGACGGCCGCGGGCGGCACGCCCTGGGCGCTGGCTGCCCGCTCCCAATACTGCGCCTCAACCTGCGGATAGAGGTCTGGCCGCATCCTCGCCAAAGGCAGGACGCATCGCTCGAAGTAAGCGCAACGCGCTCCGCGCTTTTGCAGGACGCATACGCCTTCGTTGAGGTGGTGGTCATTGATGGCATTCGCGCACACGGCGCGGGCCAATTGTAGTGGACTCATTTCGCGTTCCTAGAAGCGGAAATAAGACCGTGGAGGAGGGGCCTGCGGGCGTCGCCTTTGGGGTCGGCCTCGTAGCGCCCGGGCGTCTCCCGCCTCACTCCTCCACGGGTCGAAGGGGCCGCTGCCGGTGATGATGCGCCGTCAGGTGGAGGGTTGAACGGCGCGGCAGACGGCCCGATTCCGTCGAGCATTTCCGCGATTTCGCGCTTCGCGGCGCGATTCCGCTTGATATATTCCGAACTCAGGCGCGGGCGCGTTCCCGGCTTCCGCATGGCGCGCGCGATTGCGGCTGGGTCATCGTCGCCAGCGCCGCCCGTTCCGCGGCGCCCGCAAGAGGCTAGAAAGCGGTCTGCCAGCAGGTCGCACACCAGTTCCTCATCGCTCGGCATTGGGGGCTGATTCGCACCCCGGATTCTCCACATGCGCATGTGTTTCCTCCACCTTCGACGGTTCCAAACACGCTTCAGGAAGCTCGCTCGGCGACCGCAAGGCCAGATATGTCTTCAATGCGCGGCGAATGGTTTGCACTCTCGGCTCGTGATCGGCCATCGCCCGGACTTTCAGGGCGTCGAATAACTCCACGTCAAGATTTAGCAGAAGGGGATGTTTGGGTGGCATCTGTTTTCCTTCCCAAAGCCGCGACCAATGGCGGGCGATTTGTCTTGACACGAAGGCTGGCAGGTGGTATATACATCTTTTGAGGGGGAGGTTAGCGAGTTCGGATTCATCACCGTCCTCCAAGTTCGCTACGCTTCGCCCTTGATTATATCAGCTTGACACAAGTTGTCAAGGACCTAAATTACGGATTGCGGGGAGCAACAGGAGCGGCTTTTTCCCTAACTCATTGCCGGCATGTGGGTTAGCTCGCTGGGCAGTGTGGCAAAATATATTTGCGCGGGCAGATTTTTTCGGCGCGAACGGTTCGAAATGGCCTGCGAAGTGTCAGGATGCCCAATGGAGCAGTAACGCCAGAATGACGAGCGCCGCGAGAATGATGCCGATGAGCGGCCAGAATCCGCTATCGTCGCCCAGGTATGGGGCTTGCCTCATGGCTTCACCATCAGCTTGAAAATCAGGTTCGTGAGCACCGAGGCGAGAATCGCCAGCCCTGTGGCAAGCGCAACCATTCGCGCGCCCAGAACGCGAATGTCCCCAGACTGACGCTCGAGTTCGCGGGCGCTTTTGCCAATCTCACGCTCCAACTCCACGCGGCGATTGCCGTTCCTGCGACTCAATTCAACCTCGACGTTCCGAACGTGAGTCATAAACTCATCAAGCCGCTTCAAACTGGCCTGTATCGGCCCTAACTGCGCGTGAATCTCGGCCACCATCACAACGAGGCGGTCATGCTCGGGACAATGACTCCGACCCGCGCGATGGAAAACCGGAATGTGAGGTCGAATCTCGGTATCGGCGTCCGCGAGTTCGCTCGGTGTCAAATCACTTTCGGCCATCAAAATCTTCCTTCTTCTCCCTGACTTTTCCTTGGGCGCATCGGTCGCCGGGCAAGGTATCCTGCTTGAACTTCGGACACCAGCCACCGCGCCATTCGCGCTCGTGCGGCTCACGGTATGCCTGCCAGTAGGCGCAGTCGCCGCACTTCACCGTGTCGCCATTCGTTTCCCCGTGTTCCATTTCAATCCCGTTTCTGCCTGAACGATTCCACGGCATTTCGCCAGGGCGAGACGAGTTCCGCAAGGAGCACGCCATCCCGTATCGTAGTAGGGGCAATCAGGCCATCGGCCACCGCACAAGCCGCCGCGCGTCTGCCGTCAGGAGCAGGCCATAACGCTCATCCCACCAGAGCCAAGCATCTATCCCGCCATTGGCGTCAATCCATTCCGGCAAACCCTTGCCATTCGCTTCCAAGCGACCAGATGACTAGCCGGGTGCGGCTTTGGCCAGGTGCTGCTCGCCTCCCATCCCAGGGCCGTGAACGCTTCTGGCGTCGGCGCCCATTGTTGCTCATTCGCCGGATTGCCGTCCACGGGGCCGTTCACCATCTTCCCATGCGTGGTTCCGATGACCGCGAGGCGCAGCGCCGCGCGCTCCATCTGCGCCAGCGCGCCAGGCAGTTCCTCCGGCCTGACGTGTTCCGGCCCGTGCCACCAGAATACGACATCATATCTGCGGTTTCCAATGGCGCGGTTCAGCGAGCGCACATCGCCTTGCAGAATCTCCCGGAAGTAGCGCTGGTTCGCGTTGAGCGCGCGCAACTCCTCCAGGTACGGAACCCACACCTCCACCACATCCACGGCGTAACCCGTCAGGCAGAGCGTCGGCACCAGGGCATGCTCACGCCTGCTGGCCCCGATGTAAAGGGCGGTCCGATATTGAAACACGTCCGGCACGCGCAGTCTCAAATGATGAATGCGCTCGGCGCTGCATCCGTCCTTGGTGAAATACGCCTTCGGCATGGCATCGAAGTTAATCAATTTCCGGCGCATCATCGTCACGGAACCGGGCCGGTCAATCCGGTAGTGGTAGAGCGGCTCCGGTAACTCGGCCCACTGGTAGTTGAGCAGCGCCGCCTCGCGCTCCCAGCAGTGATCGGACCCGGCATCCACGGCCTCGCGGAACTTCACGACCTGATAAACTTCCCGCCTCGCCATGAGCGAAGCGCGCACCGGTGACCAGCTCGACAGTTTGACTGTCCCATCCGGGAAGTGCTCCCACATGCGCGTACTGACGCTGTGGATGTACGGCCGCTCTTGCAGGAAACGAACTTGTTTCTCCAGGCGAGTCGGCTCATCCCAGTCATCGGCGCCGAGACGGGCGATGAACTCCCCCTTAGCGTGGCGCAGGGCCATGTTATTCGCCATCGGGCAGTTGCTATGCTCGCGCATCTGCACCAGTCGCACGCGCTTATCCTGGCCCGCTGCCTGCCTCGCTACGGCCGCCGTCTCATCCATGGAGGCATCGTCCACGATAATCAATTCCCAATTCGCGTAGGTCTGCCTCTGGACAGACCGGATCGCACCAGGCAGAAATGCGGCGACGTTCCACGCGGGCATTATGACGCTGACGAGCGGATTGGGCGGCGTCGCGCTTACGAACGGCAGCAGCCTTTGGTCGTTCAACCATCGGGCGAACTCCTCATCCGTCCGGCGCTTCAGCGGCCGGAAACGCTCGCGCTGTTCCCGGACCCAGGGCGTGTTCTCCAGCGCCTTCCAGCGCTCCGCAGCCTCCGGGCAGGCCCGCGCCACGTTCGGATACCAGAACCGGCGAAAGGTGTCTTCCTCGAAATAGACGCGCGCGATGCAGAGCCAGTTGAGGTTAATCTGCGTCGGCGAGACGGAGAACTTATGCGGGCTATTGAACAAATGTCGGTTGTGGCACACGCGGTCCACCAGGATTGGCGTGTCGGTGAAGTAGCACGCGAGGGCGAGGGCCTGCTCGTCGCCGGGCCATGACGGGAGGTCAATCCATCCGCCGATTCGGTTCAGCGTCTCAAAGCTGGCGATGTACCCGGCGCCAATGGCTGACTGGACGGGCGAGAAGCGCTGCGGCGGCGCGGCGGCGTTGTAGGGCGTCATATAGTGGCAGGCGTCCTTACTGAGCACCAGTCGCCCGCCGAAACCCGTCCCGTACTGTTTGCGCTCGCTCTCTGCCAGACCTTGGACGCTGAGACAGACTACGGCGCCGCGTTCAAGGGCGACGCGGCACGGTTCCACGAGCGAGTCCGGCTCCACGCGCTCATGCGCGTCGAAGATGGCAGCGACGTGATGCGCTATCCCATGCCGGCGCTTGGCCTCGGCGAGTCCCTGGCAGCGCGCGGCCGCAACGCCGGCGGGTTTGTCGTTGCGGAGCAGGATGACGGCGGGAGGCAGTTTCGCCGGGTCGCAAGAACCATCTGTCGAGCCATCATCCACGAGGCAGATTTCATCAGCGCCGCCGGCGAGGATGCTTTCGCAGGTCGGGATGACCTCCCCGGCCTCGTTGCGGGCGGAAATGACGGCGGTGATTCGCAGGCCAGGGATGGGCAGTTGGATGTTTGAGATGGCGGCCTTCCTGCACTGTGCGCAGACGCCCTCCGGGACGACGCCGGCAATGCCCGGATTGCCGCAGAGGAAACGGAACACCCGGCGCTTCTTCCCTCCGCAGCAGGGCACGTCGTTGACGATCTCCCCCGAGCCGCGCCAGGCGCACGGGGGGAGGACGCGGGCCATGATGCCCGGGGCGATTTCCACGGTCTGGTTGGCCCCGCTCACGGCGGGTGCATGGACCGCGATGCGCGCCTGCCGCTCCGCATGCTCCGCTGCCGCCGCTTTTATATCGCTCTCCAGGCTCATTCTGTGGCCTTTGCGGAAAGGCCGTACTGCCTTGCCAGGGCGAGGCCATCTGCTTCGGTGAGTCCACCCATCCTCACGGCCTCGACCAGCACCCGACCAACAGCCTCTTTGCTCATTCCACCACTGCCGAGGAGTTTGCCCAGCAGAGCTTGTGGCGGTTCGTCGGGAAGGCGCTTCTGCGGGAAGATGAGGCGACAGGCCCACATCTTCCGCTGAATGACCGCGTGAATCGGCAGCGCCGTCCTCCCGTCACACTTGGCGCAGTGGTTCGCGTTGATGTCCACCTTGGCGCCGCAGAGTTTGAAGGCGACAGGGCATTCGTGCGCCAACTCGATGCCTTGGTGCGCATAGAGTTTCGCTCCGCAGACTGGCTTCACCAGCAGTACCCTCCGCCACCATACCAGCCGCACTGGTACTTGTAGTCATAGTGCGAGCCGAGGATATATTTATGGTCGCCGTCCAGGCATGTGTCGAACGTCATCGCTTCCTTCTGCGCATTCGTGTAGCAGTCATGGTCTACGTACTCTAATTCGGCGCAGCCACGCCCTGAATACCATTCCGTGCTGATGCACCACCAGCCGCCGCGGTATGGACAGTCTGCCAGGCATTGCCATTCCTCGTCAAACGGGCCAGCCGTCTTGATAGCGTTCTCGGATGTGTTCCAGCCCGTGATTACGCATGATCCATCCCAGGGGGCGCTCCCACTATCAGACCCTTGGCAATAAGAGTTTGGCGCGCCCGATGGCGTTGTGCAGATGCGGTCACTGTAGTGCTGGGAAGAAATGCAATAGCATTTATCGGCTGTCCAAGTCGGAGGCTGATGATCAAGAATTATGCCGTAAGCGGACCTACAACCGATGATAGAGCACATCGTTGAGTAATCGAATCCAGACCTGTCTGCCCACGCATCAATCGTGCAGATCCAGCGCGAGCCGCCACCATAATCAAAATAGCAAAGGGCCGTTTGCCCGTCCTCCGATTCCCAATAACAGGCATTCGGCTCGGGCGGGTCGGCGTAGGGTGTTTTGCCATCCACCTTCCAATGAAGTGGCGTCGCAGCCGTGTCGTTCCGCCTGAATAGATAGAGCGTATCCGGCAACCCGCAGTCGTTGCAGTTGTTCTGCGGCCCCGGCGGCGCACTGCTCCCGGGCGGCGGACTCGATGCGGGCGGCACGCTCGATGCGGGCGGTGCGCTCGTGAGCGGGGCACCGCTGCTTGCGGGCGGAGGCGTCGTCCCCGGCGCGCCGCTGCTTGCGGGCGGAACGCTCGATGCGGGCGGTGCGCTCGATGCGGGCGGTGCGCTCGATGCGGGCGGTGCGCTCGATGCGGGCGGTGCGCTCGTCAGCGGGGCGCCGCTGCTTGCGGGCGCAGGTGTCGTCCCGGGGGCACCGCTGGTTGCGGGCGGTGCGCTCGTTGCGGGCGGCGCGCTCGATGCGGGCGGCCTCTCATAGACAACCCACATATCATCGCCAATGCGCCAGAGGCAGTCCGCCGGAAAGACCAGCATGCCGTTGTCCCAGTATATACTCGCGCCCGTCGTCGTCTGGATGGAAGAAACTACGTAGATGTTATGCCATCCGTAAGGCCATACTTCCTCTAGGTGAACGGGCACCGCCACCGGGTCATCATAGGGGCCTGGCCCAATCTGCATCCGACCCGGCACGTCCATACTCACGCAAGGCCAAGTCCAAATGATGTCCGCCGCAGGCCCATAACGCCCTGTCCCAATCAGCACCGAATCGGTCACGAAGATGTAATCAAGCCGCTGCCGGCTGATCTCAACGACCGCCCATTTCACGACTTCGTGGTCTTCATATTCCGCATCGCTGGTCTTCTCGAGGGCGAGTACCTTGAACGGCCCGCCCTGGTTCCATCCCGAAGCGTTATTTTCGTGGTAGCCGAGGCGGTCACCGATAATCAGCGGGCGGAAGTTGGCGGGAACCGTATGCGGATGCCATACCACCGTGGCGATGCCGAAGGTGCGTATGGGCGAGACATTGGTGAGCGCCGTCAAGTTGAATCCGACGCCCAATTGGCTGTAACAACAATAATCCGGCGCACCATTAGCATACACCAGTTCGGGATATGGTAGGTACGGTTCTCCCGCATCGGAGAAGAGGGGAGCACCGGAAAGTCGTACGGTTCCACCCCGAATAGTGCCGTAATTATCGTCCATCCGGGCGTCAATCGCGTTATCGTGGAGTTTCGGTTGCGAAGGGGCGCTCAGAACTAGAGCGTGGGGCAGGCGGTATGATTCAAGGCCGGCACCGACCATAGGCCGCTGGATGGCGCGTGCGGCCTCTATGAGTTCGTTCTGCTGACTGGCGGTCAGCGGTGAACCGCGTCGTTTTTCTGGCGGCAGCAATCGTGATTACCTATCTGTTTTACTCGTAAGTTCTAGGCTTGCAAACGTATAACTCCCACCCTCGACAATTTTAAGCTTGTCTCCTCCGAAGCCATCCTTATCGGTTGTCTGCTCTTCTTTGCCTGCGATGGGCAAAACGCGCCCCTCAACGGCTGGCCCGAAATAACGCGGCTTGGCATTCTGTGCCCCCGCCGCCACTTGCTTGTCATAATTGAACCAGTAGAAATATGCCTGATTCACATACTTAATGGGGTCACCCGCTTTGGCCTGGGCATAGCGCAAATCATCGCGCATAAACGTGTGGATAAAGGTTATTGTATCGTCTCGGTGTGCTTGCTCCTGGGCGCCGAGATAAAGATATTCGCCTTCGTCAGCAGGGTCGTCATCCCAAGGGTTCCGCCAACCGCCTTCGCAAACGCTACCCGTCAGTACTCTAATGCGCCAGCGCATCTCTATAATACTCGGACGCCCCTCTTTCGACTCATAGTTCAAAGTCTGCCACACCTGATAGACGCTAAACGGAACCGGTACTTGGGTTCCCTGTCCATCGGCACCCAGCGCGTCGTAGTACCACTTTTTATCTTCCCCTTCCCCTTCGGCTTCCCCGTCTAACGCGCGCAGGAGTTGCAATGCTTTCGTGCCTTCTTCCATCGCACAGCGTAATGTTCCAAGAACATGGCCCTCAAATGTCACCTCTACGAAAGTGTGGCCCTGCGCCTCTCGCGTCGCGTGTTTGTGCACCGGAACGCAGTAAATCGTCTGAGACTTTCCGCGATCCCACAATTGCAACGGTTCATGTACGAAACTGATCTTGCAGGGAATTGTGCTATCCGAATAGCGGACGCCAGGAACGTCCTCCGGGTCTGCCCCGGTGAACATATAGACTCTACGGACCAGATAGGTTCCGGTCGCGTAATCGTATTCAAGTTCATTTGGGGCGCGGTACTGCCGCGAGACGGTTATCTCCACAAATCAATCTCCTATTCTGGCGCATTCAGACCAGCAATTGCGCCCACTTCACGCGCGCTATGCCCGGTCATGGTGGCGATATTGTCGCTCATTTCGGCCAGCAATTCGTTTGTCTGCATTATCAAGTCCGCCATATCAACATCGGCCTTACCACTGCCGGCGGACACCATATATGGATGTTTGCGCGCTTCTTCCCGCGCACCCTCGCGTAGTTGCGAGAATCGCTCCCAGCGGCCCTTTTCCTCCTCGCGTTCCTCCGCGCGCTGCTTGGAGAACTCGCGCATCGGTTCGTTTTCCGCCAACTCGCGCGCTTTACGTTGCTTCGTGTAACCCTCCCAGAATTTGCCGAGTCGCTCTCGCTGGGCGCGAATCCCCTCAAGCGTACCGGGATACGTCTCGGCTGGCGGTGCGCCGATTCCGAGTTGTTCACGCAAGGGCGTTGCTTGTTCTTCTAGCATCCTTCCAAGAGGCTCCATATCAGGCAATTTGGCGACATGGCCGAAAAGACGCAGACTGGTTTCCAAACGGAGGAGTTGATTGGCTGTACTGACGTCCCTATTCGCACCAAATGCCATGCGCTGGCGCGCTGCTTCTTCCGCTGGATTTACGGTAAGTCCCCGAAGAATCGTACGCGCCTTTTCTCGCAATCTGGCAGCTTCCTCCGCCTCTCTCTGTTGGGCCGCAGCGACCTCATCTTTCTCGCCACCGACCGCTTTGGGCAGTGTCGCCTCTCTCAGATCGAGCGCACCAGCCCGAGCCCCCTCAGCGCCGAGCGCTTTGCGTACTTTCGCCCCTCTCTGTTTGACGGCACCGCCCTCGGCCTCCTCGCCGCCGACCGCTTTGGGCAAAGCAAGCATAGCCAAGTACGCAGCCTCAAGTCCGGGAACGAGCGGACCGCCAAGGGGTAACCCCCCCTGTTGTCTGGGGATTGTTGCCGAGGATGGCGGGCCACCGGGCTTTTTTGGCGGTAATGGGGGGGCAGCGAAGAACTTGGCGCGCTTCTCCACCAATTCCCGCTCTTTCTTGTCTAACTCCGCCTCTCTTTTCCGCTCCTCTGCATAACCAGCTTCATATTGCTTATGCGTGGCCGTAACTCTCCATAGCATGGTGAATACATCATCTAGCACAGATGCGATCCGCGGCGGTCCTTTTGTTATCTCGGGCCGACCAGCTTCCCGAGCCATGCGGTTTGCGATAGCGATCTCGCGGGCCATCTTTCCCCAGGACGGAGTTAAGTTTAGGATTTCTTGGTCCAATTCGGCCTGAGCTTTTCTTCGCGCTTCGGGGCGCACCTCGGCAGGCCTCTGGGCTGCAACGGCCTCGGCCCCCTCACCGCCAGCCGCTTTGGGCACTTGCGCCTCTCTCTGTTCGACCGCACCACCCCGAGCCCCCTCAGCGCCGACCGCTTTGGGCGACAAGGACGCACCCTGAAATTCGGGACTAATCGGACCGAGAAGGGGCAACCGCTCCGGTGCTTGACCGCCCGGTGCTTGGCTTGCCAATTGTTTGCGGATTGTTGCCCACGATGGCGGGCCACCGGGCTTTTTTGGCGGCAATGGCGGGGCACCGAAGAACTTGGCGCGCTTCTCCACCAATTTCCGCTCTTCCTCCTCGAACCACTCGTCTATTTTCCGCTGCTCTGCATAAGCAGCTTCATATTGCTTATGCGGGGCCACAGCTAGCCACATTATGTGGGTTAGAGCATCTATAAGTGCCGCCCCCGGCATTCCTTTTATTTCGGGCCGACCAGCTTCCCGAGCCATGCGGTTTGTGATAGCGTCCCGGCGGGCCATCCTTCCGTGGGACGGAGTTAACTTTGCGACTTCTTCGTCGAATTCGGCCTGAGCTCTTCTTTCCGCTTCGGCGCGCGCCTCGGCAGCCCTCTGGGCCGCAGACAATCGTGGGGTATATCGCAATTCCCCCCCAGGGCCCGGCCCGCCAAACTCTTTGGCAGGAATAGCACCTCGCTCAAGAGGTAATGCGCCCATTAACTGACGCGGACGAGCAACCCCAAAGATATTCAGAGCCGCCCAGCTATTCCACTGCTCGATCAAGCGACCCCAAGCACCCCAAAGTTCCCGCGCGCTTTGCGCCCATCCAGCCTTCAACAACTTCGTATGCTGTAAGTTTAGCTGGTACTCTGCGTCATAGATTCGCGCCATGCGCTTCATGTGTTCTTCAACACCCGATTTCGCATAGACCCCGAAGGTGGTTTCGGCTTGACGCTCCCGGATAAGCCTTTCTTGCTCCATCGCCGTGATGACGGGCTTTACGCCGGCGAAACCCAGATACTCAAGTTGAAGCGCAAGCTGCTTGGCGGCATCGGCTGTTTGCCGAATATCGTCGATCATACGGATGATGCCGCGATGCAACGCTCTTCCTGCGCCAATGGCGACGCTACCGAGCAAAGTGACGCCCGCAGTAAGCGCAAGTGTGGCGCGAAAGATGCCCTGGCCCGTCTGGAGGCCAAGCGCCGAAAGAATCCAATCACGAGTACCGCCTGTGACTTTGCCGCCGCCAGCGGGCAATGGCTTCTTGGGCTTAGGCGCTTGCTGTTTCCTCCGCAACTGCTCGCGCAGCCCCGCCATTTTCGCTTGAGAAGACTCCAGCGCGGCGCGCAGGGCCGCCATTTTCTCTTCAGCAGCTTCTCGTTTGGCACCCGCCTCCTCGCGTGCTGCGGCTATTGTATGAGCTGCAACAAGCGACCCGGCTTCGCCGCCGGTGACTTTGGCGCGGAACCTTTCATATTCTTCTTTCGTCATGAGTGCTTTTGCGCGGGGAATCGCAGGACTCACCGCGCCGCGACTCGCACCGACCGCCCTGGCAAGTTCGCCCTGAGCCGCACGAGTCGCACCGAGCGCTTTGGCAAGTACGTCCTGAGCCGCGCCGGCGGGCGCAGCGCCGCTCACAGGCACAGCACCGCTCACAGGCACAGCACCGCTTACGGGCGCACCCCCGCTTACGGGGATAGTCACCCCCCTGCCGATCCTTGACTCGGCCTGTTTCAGCGCCCGGTCAAGTTCTTCGACGTGATGGCGATAATGGACATCAATGTAGAGTTTGCCGAATGATTCGGCCATCGGTTTCAGGCCCGTCCAAATGATACCGACTGCCGCCCGAAGCCGCGCGGTTGCGCATCATCCGTTGCCCGAACCATGCGCACCAGCGCCACATACTGCGGCCATTCAAGTCGGGCTACTTCGTCGAATCCGCCGATTCCGGGGAATTCATGGGAAATACGCGCGGCGTTGTAGAGGAAGTCGGCGTTTGTGAAGCCTGGTCCGCCAAAGGGTCCGCCTGTGCATCCTCCCTCGCCGGCAATAATCCGCTTTCCCGTAGTAACTGCACCGCCCAATCGCCAAGAAGATTGAAACCGCCATTGGCGTCGAGCAAAGCGTCAAATGCCTTCTCTGTCAACTGCGGTTGATGCTCGCGCAGGCACCGGAGCAACAGGAACCGCTGACCCATCGGCGTCCGAATGAAATCCCACAACTCGTCTTCGGTCGGCGTGGTGGAAATGACGCGGGCAATGGTGCGCGAACGGTCATCCGCCGACATCAGGCCAAGCGGCGTTTTGACGGCAGATTCCTTGCGCAAGTCCACAAGGTACTGCGTGATTGCCGCGAAGTCCCCGACGTTGACGCGCCGGTACTGATACTTCTGGCCGCCAACTTCACGCGATAGCGGCTGCGGATGCGCGACCTGTGCGCCAGTCAATTCGCCCATGCGATCCTCCCTGCCGGTTTAGACCGGCGCTAGAGTATCTGAACCAACGAAATCAATATCAAACTGCCCTTCCCCGCTGTTCACGTCAGCCGAGAAGCGAACGCCAGTGACGAGAATGGTGCCACCATACGTCTGGTTCGCTGCGGCAGTAAACGTCGCACTGCCCGTCGCGCCAACCTCTGGCAATGTGCCAGTTACCGTGACATCGCCACTGCCGACAAATGGGATGGTAAATGACGGTTGCTCTGCGACGGATACAGTTGCTTCCGCGCCTTCGCCACATAGCACCGTCATCGCATAACTGTTCCCCGTTGAAACGGTGAAGGTGGCGGTTGCGCTTTCACCAGGCATAGGCATGGCATTCGTATCGTCAATGTAAGTCGTGTAAGAGCCGCTAACGCGCTTCAGCCCAATCGTCGCGTAGCTTTCCCAAACCCCGGTGAAGACGGTGCTCTTGATGGATGCTCCTGTCATGCTCAAGTCATAACGATGAGGGAAGTGGCAGTACTTAGACGCCACCGCAATTGTCGTTGCCGCCGTCACCGGCGACCGGCACGAATACGAGCCATCCCATCGCTTCAGGAGATTGGCCGAGTCCGTGACCGCCGTGGCCCAGTTATTGGTAGGCGCGAACGGGGTATTGTCCACCTGGTTGATGCCCAGCCGAATCCGCCACGAAAAGGCATTGGTAGCGTACCCCGTGGCAAAGGTCACGCCACCCTTCGTCCCGCTAATAACCGCCGCAGCCATATTCTTCTCCTAACTGGCGGCCCGCTGGCGCTCTATCCGCCAATCGCCGCCGACCTGAACTACGTGTCCACTAACCGTTTCCGAGTGCGTATTGATTCTCCGCATCACGACATGCGTGCTGTCGTCCATTGTCCCTAAGTCGCAGAGGTCATAGAGCCGTTTGACGGCATCCCAGACTTCGGCGACGGGTGACGAATCGTTCTTGAACTCGCCATAGACCATCATCTGCAAGGTACTCTGCTCGATATTGTCATGGTTGAAGGTGCGCAACGGTGCTTCACTCACGAATGTCACCACGATATATGGCGGATCCAAGGCGGTTCCTGGCGGCGTCTGCGTCCGAAACATCTTGCCGCCCGTGAGCGTGTATGGGTCTTTCGGCCCAGTCATGCGCCGAAACCGCCGATAGATGGCCGCAAACACATTGTTCATTCACGCATCGGCCTACTGAGAATGACGCGCAAATCAATCGCCCGCTGGTCCAGGGTCGGCCGCAGGAAGGGTCGCGCGGGAATCGGCACGGTCAACTTCGCTCTCTTTGTCTTCGATATAGCCAGGTAGACTTCGGCATCGAGATATATGGTAGCGGTATTCTCTTTGCCGCCGGCCTCATACGTTCTTCTCGCCCACTTACGCATCGCCATCGTCACCGTCGGATGCGTCACACCGCCCAACTCATGTATCCGCGCATATTGACACTCGTCGCCCCTAAGATTGCAGCCGACGCGGACGCCCTGGATGTTTCCACTCTCATACGGTTCCATGCTGATAGAGTCGCGCAACTGCCCCGACCAGACTTGCAGGCCGCTAACGCCGCCGCCGGAGACGTTATCCTTCGCCTGCTGCGTGAGCATCAGGCCAGCTTGCTGCAAGTTCTCGCGGCAATGCGCCCACAGTTGCTGCTTCAGTCGCGCCGCGCTAGCCGCAAAATCGGCATTCACCGCGTCTCCTCGACCTCTACGCGCAGGTGGTGGTTCATTTCGTCCGCATTCCGCACGCCCAGGATGCGAAAGCTCCGCGTTCCGAAGCGGAGCCGATGCTGCTCCGTAACGCCGCAGGCCGTATCGGAGAAGAACACAATATGTGTTGCCTGCGTGGGTTCGCCCCCAAACAAACCGACACGTTCATGCGCGGACATCGGCTGTATCCGGCACTTGACGCGCGGTTGCTTGACGCGCCAATCGTCGGGCGTGCCCGCCTTGCCGTCGGACGTGCCGACGTTCTCCAAAATGTCCGCGCTGTGAATGCACAAGTTCTCTACACTCACGCCTTCGTCCCAATGAGAACAATGTCATAGACAACCGTGGCCGCCGGCGAGTTCAATTTGAGGTTCTTGTGGGTATCATCTACGGTCGCCGCTGCACCAGGACTCCACCAAATGAATTGGCCGTTGGGCGGGACGACCACGATATCGCTACTGTCGGCCAAGAAGCCGGAGAAGATATTGGTGGTCGCACCGCCAACGGATAGGTCGGCGAGCGCCGTAGTCGTCGTGTTCCAAATGAAGATGCCCTTGATACCCGTAAAGGTCAATGAGAGGCCAAGCGAATCCGTGAGGCTTGTGAGGTCATGCGTCTCGCTCGCGCTCGCCAAGGTTCTCTGGTCGCGCCAGAACGCGTTGGCCTGGTCAGCGCTCGTTCCATTCGCCAGGGAATCCGTAAGCGCAATACTGCCCTCATCCGTCGCGTCCGCGAAGTCCAGCTTATTCAGATATTCCCAAGCGATTCGGGCCGTCCAATTGATTTGCAGTTCCGTCGCCATCGCACGCTCCTAAAACAGCCGCCGCCACGGGGCAAGTTTCGCCCGCAATTCGTCGTCCAACACGGACTGGATGGCCCGCGTATATTGGTAATCCCCTATCCGTTCGCTTTGCATCCCGAAGTCAACCTTGCGCTGGTCATACGCTCGCTTGACCAGTTCGAGGCAGATCTGTTCGACATCAGCAGGCGCGGTCGAATAGCCCGCATTATAGACGACGAAAACGCTCCGATAGCCGAACGGGAACCCCGTGGGCAAATGAAGAACGCCGTCATCCTCATTGTACTGATAGTCCGATTCCTGTCCATACGGCATTTCAAGCCAAACATATTTGGTCAGGGCCTGAAGGGCTGGGGTGGGCCGCAAGTCAGCCGTCAGCCAAGTGTCGTATGTGGACGATTGCGCGGAAGCTGTCCAACCGTAACCCGCTGCCGCGATTGCCCCAACCAGTGTGCTGACCGTCGTGTAGGTGTCCAGCGCAAGCGATGTCGAGTCCTCATTCTCGCCGCCGCCGACGACAAGATCAAGGGCAGTCGGTGCCGCAATGCCCGTCTGGACGACGCGGACGTTCGCATACTCCGCATCGCTACTCGTGTTCTTGACTTGAACTACGATTTGATGGTCAATATAGAGCCGTGTCACTGCCGTCACCGGGCGTTCGTCCAGCACTAAGTAGCCGTCACCGCTACCATCCAGCCATTGCCGATATTCGCGCGTCAGGAAGTGGCGGCTGCACAATCGCTCCATGTAAGCCGAGGCGGCGTTGATGAGACGGATAATCAGATTCGCGTTCTCGGTGACGCCCAGGTATTCCTGCGCGTTCGCCAGACTGGTCAGCGCGTATGTATCAAGCGTAACCATGTAGCGCCTTCGTTTCGCCGTCAGATTGACGCATCATCTTGTCCGCGACCCCTTGCGGGCCGACGCGCACCGCTCCGGCCGCATTCACAAGCAGCCATGCATCCCAAGCCGAGAGTTCAACTGTTTCGCCTGCGCGATGCCCGCGATATGACCGCAGAAGCCGCACGAGCATCGGCCTGCTTTCGACTTCATATCGCATCATCTTCTCTCCCCTACAGCACGAACCAAAGCGTCACTTTTATCACGGCACTCGGCACGAGATTGCCGGCAACGGTCAGGGTGAGCATATCGCTCTGGCAGATGGACGGATGATTTGTCGTGCCGGCGATAACGATATTCGCATCCTCACTCTCGCTCTCGTCCCGATTCGTCAAGCAACCTTCTGCGCGGTCGAAGCCGAAGCCATCAACCAGCCTAATATCGTAGTTATCCGTCGGCGCAGGGGTACCCGGCTTGGTGGAGCCGCGCACCAGAAACCCATCCACGCGGTAATCAAGCGTCGCCGGCGTCACGGAACCATCGCCGCTATCCGCCACGATGTCGAATACAACGCGCGTGACGAATCCGGTGCGATACCAAGTCTGTGTTATAGTCGAATCGCCCGCGAGAGTACCGCCAGCTAGCGTCACGCTCGGCGCAGGCGGCGTCCCCTCTTCGGTTGTCCAACCCGTTTCGGGTGGCGTCTCCGCGCTACTCAGCGTGTAATAGAGTATCAACCCGCCATTGTCCGCGTAGATATACCAACCCGCACCACCCGGAGGCGGATAACCATCATCCCAACGGAGGTAATACTTGTCGGAACTCCCGCTATAACTCCATTGGGACTTGCCGCCATAGCTGCCATCGGGCGTATAGGAGCCATTACAATCCGTTGTCCCGGCATCAGCGACGGTATAAGTAGACATTAAACGAGGCTCCGGTCAAGTAGCTCACTATCGCCTATTCGACCACACACGCCTCAATCCATAGCCAGCGAGTACCACAGCACAATCTGTGTCGTGGCGCTTTTCACGCTGTTTCCCGTGATGGTGAGCGTTAGCGTATCCGAAGGCGCGACGACGGGATGATTCTCCGTGCCGCTATAGACAATGGCGACATCCTCAGTCGTGGCATTGCTGCGATCGAGCAAGCAACCTTGCAGCACATCCACGCCCATTCCGTCAATTAACGTGATGTCGTACCCGTTCGTCGGCGCCGTGCCGCCAGGGTCGGTCACGGCCCGCAAGAGAAAGCCGTCAATTTTATTCTCCAACGCCGTGGCCGTGAAGGACCCATCGCCGCTGTCAAACGTCACATCGAGGATGACCTTCTTGATATGACCAAGAAGATGCGGAGTTTGCACCAAAGCCGAATCGCCAGCGGCAGGCATTGTTCATTCCTTTTTATGCAGGCCCTGTGCGGGGCCAGGCCCTATTACCCGGCCCCGCCCTTCCCTGCCGGAAACGGCCTTACACCGTCGCCAAGAACCGAATCCAGTCAAGACCGAAATGATTGGGGTTCGTCGTCCCCCCACCCAGCGCGCCAAACGTCAGCCGCATCGCGCTCGTTGGAATGTTGCTGGTGACTGCCGTAAGCGCGACGCTGTTGACGTAGCCCGTTACATTGGTCACGCCGTTGATGAAGAAGCCCAGGGTGACGGCGGTAGCGTCTGCGGTATCGTAGGTCGTATCAGCCGCAGACCCCGTTCCGCCCGCCCGCACCTGGAAGTCAATATTCGCATCGCCATCGTCGCCACGGAAGACCACCAAGTTCGTCGGGTCGGTGCTGAAGATGTTGGTATCGCTCGAAGCCAGACCGACCATCCAATCGCAGTCGTCGGCGTCCGTAATACCCTTGATGCCGAACTCGACCCAGCAGAACTTCCCCGCCGCCGGCGCGAACCAAATCCCGTCCGCCTGGCACTGAACGCCCTGCCCATCCGTAGTATTGGTGATGCTCAGGACGCCGCCCGCCTGGCCCTGGTCCGTCAGTGTCCCGCTCGAAATCTGCGTTGTCGTGAAGCCAAGCAGCGAGGTGGAACTGAGCAGCGGAATTGGCGTAAAGTGCGTCTCGAAGCCATACGCATAGCGCAGGTTCAGCCCGGGCGCATACGGCGTACGGCACCAACCGTCAATGCCGACCAGCGCTTGGCCGACCCAATCTGCATGGAGACCCATTTGCGTGCTCCAATGACCCGCCTCTCGTCAGGCGGTCACGAGTAACCTGCCAACAATCTCCCGAGTACGTCGCCGGGGACCAGACCTTGTCCGGCTGGGGAGGAGCAACCGGCTCCGGCCCCCGGCGAGTAAGCCGCCTCTTAGTCCCTGGCGTCGAACGGAGGCGCAAGCACGTTCATACTGCGTCCACGGTACGGCTGAATCGTGCAGAACGACAGGTTGCTGGCGCTGGACGACGCCATATTAACGCGGATACACTGCTTCGTTCTGTCCAATTCATCCACGCGGATATCAATGACATAGATGCTGGAACCGGTGCCCGTGGTGCTCGGCGTGATGCTGGTCGCCGCCGTCCCCTTGGTCGCATAGGTCGTGGTCGTCTGCGGGGTATCCACGAGCGCCCACCAATGGTTGATCGTAATGCCCGTGGTTGCGGTCGTACCGGCCACGTCATCACACTTGTCAACCGTGATGGCCCCGCTGGAAGCGTTACCCTGCTTGATCCCGATGGTGATCATTGCGCCATCATAACCCTTGAGGTTGATGATGTCGCTGACTGCGCCACTATCCATCGCCTGAATCTTCCATCCTTCATACGGGAACGCCACCTCTGCGAGTCTCGCGTAAGTATTCACTCGTCTCTCCTTCAATGACGCGGGCGGCACATACCGTCCGCAGTTCTACGCACTACGTCACCATTACGCGCGGGCAGCCAACGTAACAACCGTGCTGACGACCTGGCCGTTCGGCGTGGTGAGGCTTGACTGCCACCTGCTGTGGGCATCGCCCCACCAAATCAGCCTGAATACCTTCTCATTGTAGTCAAACCGCAGATGGTCGCTCTCGGCATAGTCAATACCGCGCGACCACTCGCCAACGAGATATTCCGTCGGGTCAAACAGAACGATGTCGCCCTCATCACCAACCGTCGGCAGTTTTTCCGTCAGGAGGACGGGCCGACCGTTGATGGTGCCGAGCGGAGCGCCCGCTACGCCGTTACCCGGCATCCACACAGGAACACCGCCAGTCCCGACTTTGCGGTGCAACGCGGCCAATTGCGGGTAGGCGTTGAGTCCTGCCAGCCAGATAGCCGATGCCTGGGAATCGGCGGGCATACTGGCCCACATCTCGTCAATGTTCGCCACCTCAATGGTGTCCGCCAGTTGCCCGTTTACCTTATTCACGGCCACCTTGCACGGCGAGTTGATGACGCCCAGAGGCTCGACCCCGCCGCCGCCGCGCAGCAAGAGGTAGTCGCGCTTGTACGCCAAGCCGCGCGAGAAGATGTCCATGAGTTCCGGCCCCAGACTGATGGGCGAGAACTGAAGCAACGACTGCTCCACAGCCGCCATCACGTATTGCTGATGCAGCGTCAACGTAACCGGCATGAAGGTTGGGCGCGTCGGTGACATTTGCGCTGTCGGCCGCAAGGCCGCAGGGATAACGCCGCCGTCCGTGCCGCTGGCGATGGCCCGCGTGGTCTCATTGATGGACACGAAGTTCGCCGAAATTGTGGACATTGGCCGCTTCGCCGCCAACGGATACACGACTTCGCGTTCCATCGTCTTCTTGAGTAATTCGGCGATGAACTCCGTCGGCATGGCGAACCCACCGAATGCGCCGGTCGCCCCGCTGAGTTCATCACTGCCCACCGTCTTGCTTCTCCAAATCCGCTGCCAGTTATCCAACGCCGGCGTGGTCACATGCTCTTGGCAGTGCATATAGATGGACTTGAAGTACTCGCCGACGTGTTTGAACCCACCCTTGGGGTCGTCCTCATCGCGCGCTCGGACGTGTTGGATGATGGAGCGACGTTGGGCCACTTGCTCCTGGCGGGTACGCGCAGCCTTCTGGCGGAGTTCAGCCGCCCTTTGCGCTTCGTACTCTTCGGGAGTCTGCTTGACCGCAACGGCGTCACGCACCAGCTCATCCGCATAGCCGGGTTCGACCTTGGCGAAATCGCCTTCCTTGGTCACGCTGCCGTCTTCGAGCGCGATGTCCGACATGAGCCAACGAACGCTTACGAGCGTATCTTGCGCCATTGGTTATTCTCCGTTTCCCTGTCTTCGTCTGCGGATACGCCGCAATCTTGGAAACGGTGCCGCCGAACACTGGTCCTCCCGCCTTGTCCTTGCCGCCCCGCCTTTCCCGATTCGTCCGCGCCGCACACGCTCACTACGACCATTCCACGCGAACTCCACGTAGAGTCCGGTGTTGGTTGTTTCAGTTTCGTCACATATCATCAGGTCAATCCTCCGGCCAGACGACGCGACCGTGCATTTTCGCCAGCAGTCGCGCCTCAATCTCTTTGGCGGAAGCTATGCGTTGAACGCGCCGAATAATGCCCGCCACCTTCGCGTCCAGTTCGCTGGCCGATGCGACCCGTTCCGCCTTACGAGCCTGCGGCAACGCATTCACGGCAATTCGTTCCATATATGGCCGACCGGGAATGAACTTAATGCTCTTTTCCGTCGCGGCATATTTCTCCGCTGCCGCCATACTCCAATCGCGGTTATGGAATCGGAGCGCATGAACGCAGAGAATCGCGTCCTTCTGCCGCCGCGCCCAGAGCACATCCACATTGCCGCGTTCGGTGCCGCGATGCTCCATGCGGAACGTATCGGGGGCGAGTTCGCTGAACGGCGTAACAATGGCCTCATGTTCGTCCGGTGAAGCGACCGTATAGTCAAAGGGCAGGCCGGGCATGGCGGGGATTTTCGCGGCCGTTTCCGCCCATTCCTTCGGTACCCATAGCCCCTTCTGCACGGCAATGGTCACCGCCTCGGGATTGGCGGGCACCGGCACGGCGCTATACTCGACCAGTTCCCATTCCCGGATCAGACGGCGCGCGCCGTTCCAATCGGGCCGCGCCTTCAGTTCCTTTTCGGTCGGCTCGCCCATCTTCTCGAAGTCCGGGATGAAGCCGAGGCTCCAGGTGCTCAGGATTTCCTCGGCGTAGAGTTCATAGACCCCCTGAGCAAACTCGACGTGTTCCTTCGGCCCCTTTGTGACGAACTGCGGATTGCCCACGATGTCATGCTGGCGGGTTTTGATGCCATAGTCTTTCGCAATCGGCAGACCATTCCGTTCGTGCGCCCAGAGCACGACGGGGTTCTTGCGGTAGTTATCCAGATTGCCGCCCTTCGGCAGCATCACTTCCTTATCGCGGTCAAGGATGTCCGTGGTAATTTTGACAATGAGGCGCTTGGCCGCGCGGTCTATATCGTCAATCTTGGCCTGGTAGTCGTGCCGAGATTCCTTGGCCTGAACCGGAGGCGGTTCTTTCGGCGTCTCGGGCCCATTTTCCCGCTCGATCTCACTCTCGGCTTCCGCTTCCGCGTCTTTCCTGGAATCGCGCCACTGCTGGTAGCACATGGCTGCGCGCTGTTCCGGCGACCGTCGCTCCTCCTTCGGCTTGTCTTCATCCTCGTGGGCCACGAAGGCAATACAGCGGGAGACGAAAGCGTCTTGTTCCTCATTCGGCTTTGGCGTCGGGAGCGGCATGGCACATACTCCTGCAAAAACGAAAAGGGCACCGGTCAACCGACCACTGCCCTACCAGTGTCACCCCTGTTTCCCGCGTAGGGGCGGGAACCGTGGCCGTCGCCACACAGGGGTTAGCTATTTGTTGCTATTCCCGTTTCGGCGTTTCGCTCGGTCTTTCCTCTGGTGTTATGCTTTCGCGCTCATCTTCCGGCCCGACCTCCTCTCGCGCATTAGGATTCGGCTTCTGTTGTACAAAGCGCGTACCCGGGCGCCTGTATAACTTGCCCTCGAACTCCGGTCGGGCTTCGACGCCGAGCGCGGCGCGCAGTTCGTTCTGATAGACCACATTTTCCGTCTGTAACATTGCATTGCCCTGTTGTAGCCGGAACACGTCGTCCTGCGGCACAGGGTTATCGAACGCGACAAAGATATGCGGGTCGTACTTCGGCATGATGTCTCGGTTGATTTGTTCTTCGATAAGGCAGCAGCGCGGCAGAATCGCGTGGCGGGCGAGGCTATATTCGCCGACCTTGACGTTTGCCAAGTCCACGTCGCCGGGCACGAGCAGCGAATCCGGCACGTTGAAGGCCGCCGCGATCTCCTGCCGCGTCAATACGCGCCCCTGCGGGAACTGCATCTCGCGCTGGGACAGTCCGAACGTCTTGATATCTACATCCCCGCTGATGATGGCGAACTTGCCGGCACGCGCCGGCCCCATGAACCGGCTGTTCCATACATATTCCGACCGCCGGCGTTCCGGCTCGGTGATGCCCGCCTTCGCCACGCCGATAATACTGGGCGACGCCCCGTGGTCCATCAGCGAACTCTCAAAAACGTTCATCTTGTGATAGAGGCTTGCGGCCAGGCCGACGGCCTCAAGCGGAGCGTACCCATAAACGGGATTGTTTGGGTCGGGCCATTTGACGTGCATCACCTCTTCCGGCGCATAGTGAATGGTCTTGGTGCCGTGTCGCTGGACGTAACCGGCGATGAAGTCCTTTGACTCGGACAGTTCCACCTTCATTTCGTCAGGCGGCAGTGACACGCAGTATTCCGGCCCATATTCGCCCTCTTCGATATACCAGTATGAATCGCCCACGAGGTCGAGTTGCATCACGAGCAGCATCTTATTCTGCATACCCGTAAGGAACGGATTGCCCTTATCCCAGAAGTCGTAGAAGGGGTGTTCGACAACCTCCTCCACGTCCACGCTCTTGCGAAGGTACCGCTGGAATCGTTCTTGGCGTTCCAGATATCGCTTGACGCGCGGTTTGATTTTGCGGGTCGGCCATAGGAACTTTTCCCTGTGGCTTCGGCGCGGCGCGTAGAGACGCAACGGCACATGGGACACGCCCTGCGCCACCAACTTCACGCAGGTATAGACCCATTCCTTATACATCGCCATAAGCGCGCGCGGGTCGTCGGGATACGGCATACCCCAGGACGTATAACCGACGGGAATCTGGGCGGCCATCACTTGACGCGCCGTTGTCTTGACGGGCAACTGCCGCACCACTGTTGGCCGATAGGACGCTCTGACGGGCACGATAGTCCAGGTCTTTCGCGCCGCTTTTCCGCCAATCATCCGAGCTATGCGCCGCCGCAGTGATTCAACCATTCGGTTTCGCTGTCCGTATGGGCACGCGCCTCGTCGTCGGCTGCATCTGCATCAGATGAAACAGATTCTGCGCAGTGTTCCGTTGCGCGGCCCGGTTGGCATCTTCGCGCATTTGCGCCAGCGGCCCGAGCTTTCTCTTAGAATCTGTGCCACATTCCCGGTCGCTCAAGCGGGAACTCTCCTGCTCCTGCGCCTATCATGTCCGGCCCGTGCCATTCTGAAGGCGTTTCGTCGCCGCCGAGGACATCAATCCGCACGCCACCCAGTTGTGCCCCGTGCCAGGCCAGGGCCAGCGCAATCACCCTGTCGTCGAACATGCCTTCGGGCGCGCGGTAGCGCATCCAATCGCTCGGCATCCGCTCTTTTTGGTATGCCTGCAATTCCCCTATCAGGCCGGGATCATTGGTGATGCGCAGTTCCCCCTTCTCGAAGGCCAATACAAGGCCCTCGATGAGTGAAACCTTGCTGATGCGTGAGGTTTTGAACGGGAGGATAGGCAATCCCGCCGCCTCCAAGTCTTCGACGACGGCCTCGCCGATATTATTTACTTCGACGACAATCCGGCGCGGCTTGAACCGATGCGCCCAGCCCATGAGCCGCCGTTCCTGGATGCGGAAGTCCAACTGGTTGAATCTATCGACGGCCGCCACCTCCCGCGCCGTCACGTCCAGAATGCAGAAGACGGTGAAATCGTTGTGTTTCGCCAAGTCCACGCCGATTACGTAATCATGGCCGGGCCTGGGCGATGTGTGTCCTTCAGCGGTTGCTGCCTCTGCTACGCGCCTGAACACATCGCCGGCATCGTCTATGAACTGCGCAAGGAACTCCTGCCGGAAGCTCATCTCCGACAGCCTTTGCCACAATCTTTGCACCTCATCATATGGAAAGGATGGATTTTCCATCGGGTGTGGCTTACGAATCAGGCCCTGGTTCGTCACCTCCACGCCCAGGGTCGGGACCTGCCAGGCGATGGCCGACGGGTCATCGGCGGCCGCCATGCTTTCGCGCCAGAACCAGTTACGACCGAACGGTGTGCTCATAATGAGCGCCCAGCCCAGCGTGTCGGAAATCATGGGTCGGACGCTATCGAACCATGCCCTTTCGACCAGAAAGGCGGCTTCGTCCAGGACAACCCCCTGTACGGTATGTCCGCGCGCGTTTTCCGGGTCGTCGAGCGACCGCAGAATGACGCGCCCGCCGCCGGGGAACAGAATATCCATTCGGCTCTCGCGGAACTGTGCGGTATCACGCGCGGCGCGCTGAAACTCTGTCCAAGCGATGCTGCACTGGTCATAGGTCGGCGCGCCCCAGAGCACGGTTTGGTGCTTTCCGAGGCATGCGAGGCATGTCTGGAAGACCCCGCAGGTCGTTTTTCGCCATCTTCGCCCTGCCGCGAGGAACTTGAAGCGATGGTTGTCGCGCAGCACAATCTCCTGGCCGGGGTGCGGCTTCGGCAGGTTGAGCGTGGTCACACTCGCGTCGGGTTCCGCCCGGGGCATATGCCTTCAGTATTCCTTATCCGCGCCTATTTCGCCGGGTTGAGCGCCGTCTTCCTGCCCTTTAGCGCCATTTTGAGGCTTTTCAGGCCCATTCTGACTATTTTCCGCCGTTCCTTGCGGTTCATCAGCCGCAACTGGACTTCCGCTGCCGAGTTTAGGAAAAGCAACGGAGTAGTCCTTATCGGCGCCGGTACCGCCCTGAGCACGGTCTTGTTGCGCTCCCACATTTTCATTCCCTCCCCAGTTCTCGACGAACCGCACGCATACCGTTTGCTCCTGCGTCTGCCGCAACTTGTCCCCGAAAACCTCCGGCCGCCGCCCTTTCAGGAGGAATTGAAGCAGCATATCGCTCTTTTTGAGCATGGTGCCGACGCGCTTACCCCCGCGGAAAACATCTACCGGGTCGCCCTCGACCGCTCTTCGGCGCAATTCCGCCTCGAATACGTCAATGCCTTCTTCGTAGGCGCGGCGGTAGGCGGCGGCAAATCCCACATCGCGTTCGCGCATGTCATCCAGTTGGCTTCGCGTGATGCCCGCCTGTTTACAGGCCGCCGAGACGACGGCCCCACCCGCAATGGCATTCAGTAAGACTTCGCACCATGCCGGCCGTTCCGCGCGCGGCAGCCCTTCCCGCCTGTCCTCGCGTTCAGGAATCGGTCTTTTCTGGTAAATCGCCACTCTTCCCGTCTCCGCGTCCCTTATCCTCCCTGTTACCACACCTCGGCCACTTCCGGCTCAACATCCCACCAACCCTCCCTGCCCGCCGCCTCGCTCTCCTCCTTCACCTCCTCCACACATTCGCGGCATAACGGCGCATCCCGCCGCGTCACATACGCATCATTGCACCTCGGACATATCCGTACCCGCCCCACCGTCTCATGCCATGGCAATAACCCTATATACCGCCCGCTCATCGCCACATCACGCCCTCGTTATACCCACATCTCGCCTCGTCGTCCATCGGCAAAAATATACAGCCCCAACCCACCCGCGAACTCTCCACCTGGTGCATAATTTGCCCAGCACCGGCGGCGATATAGGGCAATCTGCGACCGACGTAGGGCAAAATGACGCCCCACACCCATTAACCGTCAAGAAACCGTCAGTACCTACAACACCCTACCCAACCTGCACCCATACCCCTCCAACACCTCACGATACATCCAACTTCCCTTCCATCTCCCCCCGTATATATCACCCCACCCCTATATCAGCCAAAAACACGAAAAAAACCAAAATAACCAGCAGGGGATATGGGCAAGTTGGCCGGGGGCCCCATTTGCGCCGAAGCCCCCCCACCCCCTAGTCCCTCAGCGTATTCTCATCCGTCCCCATTCCCGGACAGCATAATTCCGTGAATCCCACCATTTCTGTCGCAAACCCCATAGGCACACAGAGATATAACAAAATCCCTAATGCACCATAATACGACATTATCAGACGTTGCCCCTACCCAGCGCACAATCCCCCCGTCTCTGTACCCCACATCGCAAATCCGCTACCCCCGGGGCGCCGGATCCGTGTTGACCATATCCCGCGTTATCGGAGCTCCCAGGGTTACCACTCATTATTTTGTATCTGTTGCCGGGGCGCTTCGGCATCGCGTCTAGTCGCCTCATTAGTGCCCTGGACTAGGCTTGCGAGCGCCCCCCACCCGGCCCCACCCCCCATAGTACCAGCCCGTAGCGGGGGGTCTGGAACGGTTGGTTTCTGGAAAAATC